GGCTGAAACGCCAAACTTCATTACCTCGCCAATCATCGGAATCATCTCCGGAGCGGCTTGGCCTAGCGGTAACGCTTGTTTCAAGAAATTACCCAGAGCACCAATAAATTCGTTGCGTTCAGATTTCATTTGCTGCTCGTCAAGCTGCACGAGGGAGTCAGCAGCAACTTCGATGCGGAAGTTACGCAACGGCTTATCTTTCAGCAAAGCGAGTGCTTGGGGGATCAACTGCTGATCTTCGGGCTGCATTTGATCTGCCGCAGCAAACATCACAATAGTTTGCGGTTGGAACTTGGTGCAGATTACCTGCGCCTTCAGCCGTAGCAAGCCGGTCGCAAACAGCGCCACATCTTCTTGCATCGAACGCAGACGAATCGAGGCATATTGCCCCTTGATCTGCTGTGCAGTCGCCGTTTCAGAGGCAAACGACGATCCACGGATAATGTCCGACAGCCCTGTGATTTCATAGATTTGATTCTTGATCTCAGTCCTGGCTTGGTAGCATTGGATCAGCGTCTGAGCAATCATGTCGATGGGCAGGAAGTCGATAGCGCCTTTCAGACCGCCCTTTTCGCCAAACGCCATCCAAGTATCGACCGGCAACAGAGCGTTGTTCTCGCCCTCGGTCATCAGTCGCTGCAAGGCAGGCTGAGAAGCGTCATAGACGCCTCTAACGCGCAAAGCCTTAACCAAGCCATCTATCCTATCGGACAGAATATCAAGCTCGTTAGCCTGATCCTGATACAGCACGAAGTCAGCCACCGGCACAAGGGTGTCGCTTGTCATGGTGGCATAGAGCGGTTGCGGGCAAGGGAAGAATCCTTCCAACTCTAGCGGATCGTCGCGCTCGTCAATGATGTTAGGCATCGACTTGCTGAACCAATAAACCTTGCCCGTCTCCTTGTCCCAGTATTCACAAATCTTTGCGCGGGTGTGCTCTTTAGTGCTTTGACCGTACTGTTTGAGCGTGTCAGGGCCTGCGTCGTAGGGTATCTTTTCGCCCACTTCCTCGCCGAAACGTTCTACCAACGCCTCGCGGGTCATATAAACCCACCGCCAAACAGCCGTTACTTCTTCCCAAGTCCTGGCTACTGAGTGGCCAAAGTCTTTCCAATGCACATAGTCAATCGGAGCGCATTCGTACTCGATCTCCTCCATTGGTTCTTGACCGGCTGTAGGATCGTTCTGCACACCGGGTTCAGGTTCGTCTATGTCCTCGGTCACTTCTAGCCCATCTTCGGGCATATCGACAGCGTTAACGTGAGGCTCATAACGCACCCAGGCAGTCCCACGCCCACCAAGGAAACGATCCTCAACTGCGTGCTTCATCGTTTGCCGGAAGTCAGGGTAATGCTCAATCTCAAAGTCCAACGCCCGTTCTATTAGCAGCGAGGCAACCCGTCCCACTTGATCGTTATCCCCAAAACGACGCGACACATCTGCCTTGGGCAGGCGAGCGTAGACCGCAGGGATCAGCGTCTGAACGTTGCTCCACAAGATGTTGAACTTGGCAGTCTCGTTGGTGTTTTGACTGCGGTTGTCATCCCGATAACGCTTGATGATCTTCTGAGCGCGGGCTTCCCACTTCTTAAAGTCACCGTCATACGCTGCGACGTTATGCAGCAGCTTTTGCAAGCCTGTGCTTTGCTCATCCATGTTTATCGCCTAATGATTAGTTCGTTAATTGGCACGTCATAAGAGCGTTCAGGAAACTCTGCTCGGCGTTGTTCGTCTGTTAGGTTTCTGCGCCTTTGGGTGGCTCTTGCTTCGGCTTCACCGGCTAAGCGGCGGTATTGCTCTAACGGGGTTCGTCTAGCGTCTTGTGCTGAAAGATAACTTACAGCATCCTCGACGCTGTTAAACCCGTATTTTTTGATGATCGGCGCTAGTTGTTTGTTGTCTGCGTATTTGATGCCTGTAATGACTTCGGACGGTCTTGCAGACACGCCGCCAGTTACAACTTGACTTAACTCTGCTGCAAGGTTTCGGGCTTTTTCGTCAAACATTGGCCCGCTTGCAAACTCATTAACGCTTCCGCCTCTCCCAAAACCTTCTCTGTTTTGGATAGCGTGCTGTATTTCATGCAAAGCAACGCTACGTTGGTCGCCTGTGCTTGGCGCTCCAACTACCATTGATTTAGCATTTTGAGCATAACTTCCGCTTGGATTTATATCTGCATAAAAATTTGCTTTAATTTTTTGCAACGTTGGATAGGCTTTGTAAAGTTCTTCATGTGAAAAACCTCGTCCTAATGACCCTTTAAACATTCTTTCTTCAGAATTAACGATTGCTTTTGGCACAGCTTCGGTAATTTTTGACCCTTTATCGCTTACTTCCTGCCGCCATGCAGCATCCGGTGCTTTGTAGTTTCCGGTTTCCTGCCATATTGCTTCCGGAGTAGCGCCTGCCTTTTCCATCTGTACGGCGCGGGCGTTAGCCTCGGCGTTCCAACTCTTAGAGCGTGGCCCAACAAACATCCCCAAAACATTAGCAGGTGCATTGCGTGATGCACCCATGCCTCCGCCCATCATGTTCAAGGCTACGTTTGCAGCTTCTTGGGGAGCGTTAAACTTGTATTGAACGTTGCCATAATCGTCCACATAAGTTTCCATTGATCGGGCGGGCGCTGTAATTGCGTTGACTGCACCTGCCACTACGCCGGGCAAGGATAACTCGCGCTTGTTCATTACCGAACCGGGCATCGTGTCGCGGAATGGCAAGAACGTCGCCCTGTTTTCCATTGGTAGTTCTTCGCCTGACCAAGACGGGGAAGCCAAAGCCGTTGCGAGCCGATTACGAGACTTTTCTCCTTGCGCCGCTAGGTTAGGGTTCATCCTCGCCGGTTGCTGTGCTTGCTGATACTCAAGCGCCGCCGCTAGACGTTCTTGTTCAGTCACGATTACGCTCCGAGATTGCACTAGCCTTTGCGCGAGCATCCTCTTTACTAGACGCACCCCACGCTTTCAAAGCCAATGCCAATCGAGTAGGACTACCGTTCTTTTCCATCGGGCCAGGCATATTGCCCATGCGTGCCAAGAATGACGCTCTGCGCGGATTGTCGCCTGCCTTGACCGGTGGCTTTAGCGTCCCGCCAGTCTCAGCTTTGTACGAGGCTCGCCCCTTGGCGTTAAGACCGCCCTCGGGATTCTTGCCTTCGCTACGAGTCCACGCTGCGCTCATTTTTTCTCCGGCTTTGCAGTCTTAGCTGACTCACGGAAATCTTTAGCAGTTGGCGCACCGGGGTCGCCTGGCTTACGCATACGCTCACCCGAACCGGTTTTGATCCGCTCCTGCTTAGCTAGGATGTTGGCGTACAGCCCAGGCTTGTTCATCAGCTAAATATCCCAACAGCCATGACTTCAACGCCTGCACCGGTAGTGACTTTCCACGCACCGTCTGCACTAACAGCATTGATCTCAATGTTGTAGACGTTGATGCCTGTACCTGCAAGCGCGGGCAGTACGGTGTGCGTCAAGATGCCCGTTCCCGAACCGTCAACGATCAGGACGTTGCCCGTTGCTGCGGTTGAGACGGTACAAATCAGCCTGTGCAGATAGTCGCCTTTAGCGCCCGTTGGCCCTAATACTTGCGCGGTTTGACCTGCTGCAACGTGCTCATAAAAATAACGATAGGGGTTAGAAACGCCACTCATATTCGTGCTCCTTTAGGTTTAGCAGTTGCCCACATATCGTTGAGGGTAACTGTGTTTTGCGGGCCTACCATCAAAGGCTTCTCTCTATCCGGCGCTTTGAATACCGGTTCATTCTTCCAACTGATCGCCATCATACGAAATGCGTCGGCAGGGTGGCTAGTCCAATCGTGCCTCGGGGTCTGCCTGAAAGCCTTTTTGTCCTCGTCATACTCACGTTGGTATTGCTTCAACGCCTCGATGCCCTCGTAACACTTGTTGTCGAACCAAGTCGTCGGGATCATCTTTCTTACCGCTTGGATGCCGTCTTGCACGCTTAGATCAGGAACAATAGCCAACGTCCCCAACCCCAAGTGCTGCGCGAGCTGCTCAATGATGCTTTTTCCTCCGCTTGCAAGGGTCTTAGCTTTGGCATCATGGGGTAGGTAGTGTTTGCCGTACTTGTAACCTCGATCCGCGATAACTTGTGCAAGTTCCTCGATATTCGCGCCTGAGACTGAATAAAAGTCAATAACATGGATTTCGCCTCTCAGAACTTGATACCACCATATAGCGGTGTCATCCCGATAACCCAAATCCCAAGCCGTATGCACCGGCACAACTGGATCGACTGCGATATTCGTAAAGCGCCCTTGCTCTTCGGCTTCCCTGAGTTCTGTGCCATAAAAAGAACCGAGAATTGAGGCTTCGAACGAAGTCTCCATCTCTTGCAGATACTGATCCTCGGTTAATTGCGCCCTAGCTGCTTTGAGTTCAGAGGGAGGTAGCAGCCCCGACGAAGAGGCGGGCAGGCGTAGCAAGAACCACTCAGCAGGGTTTTGCCTAGCTGTCTCGTAGATGTTCCAAAACTGATTTTTTCC